CTGTCCAGCATGTTGCGGAGCAGCACCGTCTTGACCCGCTGAATGTCCATCGCCTCGTCGGCAATGCTCAGGCCGAAGAAGCGATGCGGGATCGGGTTCGGCGTCCAGTGGCTGTAGATGTGCTCGTCCACCTCCTCCTTTTCGAGGATGCAATCGCCCAGGCGATAGCAGCGGATCAGCTCGGGCATCCCGTCGCCGTCCAGATCGTAGCGGATATACTCCCGCATGATCTCGACCTCGCCGGCATCGCCCTCGGTCGCGCCTCGCATGGCGCCAGCGTCCCAGCCTTCCAGGTCACGGAAACGCTCAGCCCGGCGCTCGTCGGTGTTGAAGCCTGACGTGTCGCCCTGGTGGCTGTCGATCTCTTCGGCATACTCAGGCCATTTGCGCTTGGCCTCGCCGCGCATCATGCGAACCACGTCGCCGCAATAGCGGGCCGTCTCTAGGTCCACCGTGCGCGCAGCGATGCGGAAGTCCTCGGGCGCGATCGCGAACACTTCCGGGTATGCGTGCTTGGTGCGCTTCCTGATCTTGAAGGCATAGAACATGCCGTCAGGGTGCGCTTCGTCGGGCTGGCCTTGCTCTACGTCCTGGCCCACGATCTCCGTGGACGGGTCAGCCATGAGCTGTTGCGCCTGCATCATGTTGAGGCCGCTCACCTCTTGGGCGGGGCTGTACTCAGCTTCCTTCCACTCGCAGCCCATGATGCCGACGCGCTGTAACAGGCCATCGAAGATGAACGCGTCCAGTTCGCGCTCGCCCTCGTTGTCATTAAGGAACGTGTAATTCACCAGATCGGTTGCGGCCTCGGCGTGCTGGTCGCTCTCAGGCGTGACGCCGGCGAACTCAAACACCTTCGGGCCGCTGGTGAACGTGCGGCGCAGATCAGGCCGCAGCCACTGGATGATCTCGTACACCTCGCGCGTGGTAACACGACTTCTGCCGTCCACCTCGTCGCCGTACTCGTCGCCATAGTAGCGCTTCAGCGCATTGATCTGCGCTTCCTGAAGCTCGCTTTTGAGGTAGGACGCAGCCCACTGCTCTTCAGCACGCAGGGCCTCGACTAGGCCGCTGTCGTCAGCGTCGCCACGGTCGTAAGCCAATTAGGCCACCGTCCCCATAGGCGGCGCGAGCGGGCGGCTGTCTTCCACGATGGCCTGCTCGCGATAGTCGCACATCATCAGACCGAACGCGTCCGCGTCGTGGCTGTAGTCGTGGTTCGGCCCACGGTCTGCGCCCGTCTCTTCGCTGATCTTAGGCGCGTAGAGCCCAAGCATGATGCGTCCATCTTCGGTCGTGTCCTCATTGAAAACTGTCTGTGCAAAGCGCCTGCGCGTCTGCTCGATCCTGAACATCGCTGCACCCGGCCCTTGGTTGGGGATGACCCGCACATTGGCAAAGCCTGCCTTGCGCCATGCGTCTTCCCACGTCTCTGCCGGCCCGCCATCGTTGGCGCCGTCATGCGGCAGGACGATGTGAGCCTTCTCATAGCCCCGATCCCGCATCCACTGAACGTGCGCTGCGAGCGGTTGGCCTTGAGCGTTGTAGTGATCGAGCACCCTGATCTCGCGGCCCACACGCTGCGTGATCCAGATGACGTAGTTGTCAGCCTTCGCGCCTTTGCCGCCGATGTCGTGGTGGCTGTAGATCGGCAGCAACGGCTCTTTGAACACGCGCGTGATACGCTTGTCCTGCTTGGCCCTCAGTAGGTCCTGGGCATAGTAAGCGCCCGTCGCCGCTGTGGCGTAAGCGCCTTCCCAGATATGCTCGTACTGCTCTGGCCGGTCGCGCAAATCGCGCTGGCGCTCGGCCTCTAGCACTGCGGGAAACCACGGGTTATCCCGCCAGTTCAGCTCAACGATCTTGGTGTCGGCATCGCTCGGATTGCCAAAGCGCTTGTTGGTGGCGCTCGCCTTCAGCCTCGGGTTCCAGGTCAGCCATATCTCTGACCCCTCTTCCCGCACCGTAGGGATAAGCACCACCCACGCCGCTTCACTGACGTCCTCGGCCTCGTCGATCCAGCACAGCAGAATGCGCGCCTTCGACTTGATGCTGCTGAGGTTGCGCGCCAAGCCAACGAACAGATACTCGACCCGACGGCACTTGGTGCGGATGAACGTCTCGCCAATCTCGAACACCGTGATCAGCCACGGGTCGGAGCGTATGGCTGCGGCGACCTCGCTGAACGAGGAGTCCGCCAAGCTGTTCATGAACTGACGGCCGCAGAGGATGACTCCTTCGCGCCCCTCTGCTGCTGCCTTGGCGCCGATCACAGCGCTCATCTTGGCGAAGGTGCGCGTCTTGGCTGAGCCACGCCCACCCTTAGCGCCCCTGAACCTAGCCTTGCCCTCGAATACCGGGACTAGCTTGTCCGGTAGCTGGATCTCATGCGTCTGGTCGAACGCCACGCAGGACGATCTCGTTGATGACGCGCATGTCGCCGGTCACCTCTTGCTGTGAGGTGTCTTTCCAGCCGTGATTGTTCTTCAGGTCGAAGATCACGCCCGGCGTAAATGTGTCCTTGCCCAGTAGGCGCTCAGAGCGGTCCTGCTCTATGCGCAGGCGCGCCTTTTTTACCGGTAGGGAAAAGTCCTCGCCATATCCCTCGTACGTGGTCAGCGCCTGCTTGTCGGAGAAGCCCAGAAAGTAGCACAGGCCGGCAATCGTCGGCGGTTTGCCGTCTGTCTTTTGGCCCTCAAAGTAGGCGTCAATCTTCGCAGCAAACGCCTTTGCGCTTGGCCACAGGCGAGGCCTGCCATCCTTAGGCATACGAGTACTTCACGCTGTACTTGGCGGCGTCCTTGCCGACGTAAAAGACCTGAAGCGTGCGCGGGTCGTACAGTTCGTAAACGTAAAAGCTCATGGCCGACGCGTAACGTCTTGCCCTGGGTTCGTGTAAGCGTCGCTACGCTCTTGTTCTCCATGCGTGGAGATCAGCGCCCCGGTCATGGCTTGTTCCCGGAACGACCGCGTTGCGGTGTCCCAGATGATGCCCTGCATCGCGAAGATGGCGCCGCAGGCGAGGATCATGCCGGCTGGCACGCCTATGGCGAAGCCTAGCCAGCGCTGGTGTCTGCCGTGCTTGGCTTCTTCGCCTGCCGTGGGGCGCGCGTCGCGCTCGGCGCGGAGGATGGCGAGCTGGCTTGCTTCCTCGATGCGCTGGATGCCCAAGGCTTGCAGCATGTCCTTGCGTTCGGCTTCGCGGCCTTGGCGTATGGCTTGAGCGCGTATGCCGTCCTCGCGCGCTTTGACCTTGGCCAGCGCTGCTGCGCGTGTGGCTTCGGGGAGCGCGCTTACTGGCTCGCCCACGGTTTAGCGCGCCTTCGCCTTCTTGGCCGGGGCTTTCTTCGCGGCCTTGGCGGCCTTCTTGGTCTTGGCGTTCAGCTTGGTCATGTCTTGCTCCTGTTGGGTCCGCAGCAGCCCGCCTTTTAGGGACAAGGAGGGAAATCGCCGCCGCCCGTAATCCGGCTAACCATTGCCGAACGATCATAGGGCGGCAGCGTGGCGGGCTGCTGTGGGTTGGATTCTGGCGGGCGGTGGAGCGGCTAGCGTCAAGGGGCTGACAGGGATGGGCCGTCCGAGCGCGTCCGCCAGAAACTGAAAGCGCCCGGACGAGCTTTCACTCTCCGGGCGCACAAATCCAGTGTCACGATTCCTGCCCTGATTTGCTGCAAGCCGTCAAGGGCGTCTCCGATTATTCCAACGCTCGGCCTCGGCTTCGTTGAACTCGGTGTAAAGTTCGAGTGCGCGAAGGACGGTTTTGATCAGGTCGATTGAGCCCCGATGGTCGCGGTCCATGCCGCACCGGCGCTGGATTTCGGCCAAGCTGTCGCCCTCACAGATGCCGTGGAAGCATTGCTTGCCGCCTTTGATGCGGCTGCTGACTTGCTCCAAATTGGCGAACCTGTCCTTCTCGAAGCGGTGCATCAGCCGCCTCGCCTCGCAGGCGTTCTGGGCCCCGCCGCTGTCCACGAACTCAAAGTTCGTTTGCTTAGGGTCCAATGTCTTGACGTAAAGCCAGCGGGCGGCGCGCGCTACTGCCGCCTCGCCATCCGTCAGCCGCTTGCGAACGGAATCCTGCTCAATGGCCCAGCGCGCCCGGTATTGCCGGACACGGCCGTGCTGCTGAACGGCGCGAGTGTCATCGCGTAACGGGTAATACGTTTCCTCGTCTGCCCAGCGGCGCCATTCGATCTCTGCGTGTTTGGCTTGAACGCTCATCCGGCCCTCCTCGCGCCCATTGGGCGCTCACCTACGGCTTTGATTTTTGCGTGGTAGCGGGCCTTGCAGCGCTCGCGCTTGGCCTCGGTGCGCTGGGGATCAAGCCACCAGAGAACGGTGGTGTGGTCGCGGTTGAAGAGGCCGCCTATGGCTGGCGTGCTCCAATCCTTTTCCGCCAGATAGCGATAGCAATCGGCGCGCGCGATGCAGAGCGCCTTGAAACGCCCCGGCGCCTGTAGGCGCTCCAGCGTGAAGCCGTGGCGCTTGGCGATTGCGTTTAGGGCGGCTCGCGTTTCTGGGGTCATGCCCCGGTCCCACTTGCTCACATCGCCCTCCCGCGCAACGGCACGCCCAGGGCGCGCAGGCTCTGGATCATGTCCGCGATGTCGTCGATGACGAGGTACGGCACGCCACATGCCCCTAGATCGGCTTGGCGAGCCCGCTGAGCGGGGGAAAGCCTCGGGGAGGCCTTGGACAGCCCCCCGCTGCGTAGGCGCTTGGGCGGGGCTTTAAACTCGATTGCGATGAGCCGGGGTCCGGTGATGTCGCCGCCGATGCCGTAACCGGCAACATACGGCCCCATCACGAACAGGTCCGGCATCCCCGCCAGCACGCCCATCGCTTTCAGGATGCCCGCTTCGGCTTTGGAGCGGCCTCCGCCGTTGGGCGTGTGCCAGACGATCCACGGCTTCGGCAGCGCGGCTTGCAGATGCGCCACGCAGGCGCGGTGGAGTTGTTCTTCGGCTCGAATCATTGGGCCAGCTCCTGCTCGGTCGCGCGGTAGAGCTGGTGCAGATCGGCGCACGTCATCTCGACGCCGTAAGCGTCCAGCAGATCGGCAAGCGAGCGGTCCGGCTGCTCCTCGATCAAGCGCCCGACGCGGGCATAGATCGGCGCCAGAAACGTATCGACGGCGGTCTGTAGTTCCTTCTCCCGTTCGGTCATGCGCTCGCTCCTAGGGCTTCGATCATTTCGTCTGTGAGTTGGGGGTGCCGGTAGCCGTGCTCGCGCATGATGCGGAAAGCGCCGGCGGCATCGAACACGGCGCCCGGCTTGGGGGCGCGGCGGTACTTGCCTTCCATGATCCGGGTTCGGCCGCTCTCGCTGGCGAAGAAGTCCAAATCCATGCGCCAGCCGTCCTTGTTGTCCCCGGCAAGGAAGGGCTGGGACTCGGCGTCAGCGATCTGGGCCATCCACTCGGCCATGCCGCCGTCGCGCAGGCGTGCGCGGATGAGGCGCCGTCGGTTAGTGCTGATTGGAAGACGCGCCTTCACCCACCCGGCGCGCGTAGCTGCCAGATTGTATTCCCTGAGGGCTTCGGAAATGGGTTCGTCGATGGAGGTCGGAACGCCAGTTCCGACAGATACCGTAGGTATCTCTCTTTCTTCTCTTACTCTTACTCTACCGGGCATTTGCTGAGCATTTGCTGACTCCACATCGTGTGAAAACAACAACTTAGGCTCAATGCTAGGCGATAGCTCCGCTTCAGTTACCGTTGAGTTACAGCGTAGCTGCGCTTCAGTTACAGCGGTGTAATCTGTTGGTAATGTTTTATTGGCGGTAGCCGAACGCGCAGCACGGGCGCGTTTTTCGCGCATATCGTACTGTGCTCGAAGCTCTTCCTCGACGCGTCGGTTAGACAAAAAGCCACCGGACGCGGCGTAGATTTTGCCCTTGCGGATGAGTGCGCCACGGACGCGCAACCAGATGCGCGGGTCGCAGCGGAGGTAGGCGCAGCCGTGCTTAGGATCGTCGACGAGCGGCCCGCCACGGCGGTACATCTCGTCAATCAGCAGCGTGTAGGCGCCCACCTCCTCCAGCGTCAGGTTGCCGTTTTCGCAGCCTGTGATGAAGGCGTTGGGGTCGCGCTTATACCAGGGGAGGCCGCTCATGGTTTCTGCTCCCAAACCGCCGCCGTGGGCATGTCCATGAGGAATTGAACTTGCGACCGCTGACCGGCGCGGGCCTTGTCGACCACGGCTGTCGCGACGCGTGACTTCAGCGCCGCCCAATCCTCGGGTGTCCGGTCCTTCTCAATCTTGCGTTCGGCGAAGTACGCGGCCCGGTGAAGCAGGATGACCACGTCGGCCGCTTGGCTGATCGCCCCGCCGTAATTGAGATCAGTGCTGTCGGGCATCCGATCCTTGCCATCGGCGCGGGAGCCCTCCTTCGTGATCTGGGAGAGCGCCACGACGCAGACGTTGAGGCGCTTCGCCATCGCCAGCAGCGCTTCAGAGCGCGCGTTGGTGCGCTCCAGTTGGCTGGGGAAGCGCGCGCCGGGTTCGGCGGCAATCAGGCCCTCGTGGTCAATGATGAGCGCGCCGGGCTTCACGCCTTCGCGGCGCATCTTGCGGAACAGGCGCCGGGCTGCGGCTTCGATCTGGCTCAGCGTGCGCCCTGGGCGGGCATCCACGTACACCGGCAGGCTTGCGCTTGCCTTGGCCGCGCCGCGTAGCTGATCCCACTGTGCGGGCTTCAGGGCGTTGCGCTGGGCGCTGAGATAGTAGGGGCTGTCCGCGCGATGGTCAGGGTTGAAAGCCAGCGCGGCCGACGTGCGCAGGCCGACTTGCAGGCGGCGCATCTCCAGATGCATCTCGCCCACGCCGTAGCCCTGTGAGGCGATCGCACGGCCAAGGTGCGCGCCGAACACGCTCTTGCCCATGCTGGTCGCACCGCCGACGACCCAGAGCGTGCCGGGCTGCATGCCGCCTGTGACTTCATCGAGCTTGGAGATCCCGGTGCTGAGGCCAACCGCTTCGCCCAGCTCTGCGCGCTCCACCGCCTCGCAGGCGATAACGCCCAGCTTTTCCCATGCGTCGGCGTCGGCGTCGGTTGAGGCGATCTCCTGCAAGCGCTGTTCGAGCAGCGCCAGCACGTCCTGGCCCCCTTCCTTGGCGAGGGCGATAGTCTCACCGCATGCGACCGTGACAGCGCGGCGGCGGGCGCAATCGCGCACGATCTCGCCGTACCCTGTGACTTGCGCCGACATGGCCGCGCTCTGGTCCATGAGCTTTACGAGGTAGGCTACCCCGCCTAGCTCCTTGAACGTCTCAGCCGCAAAGCCGCGAAGCGCCACGCCGTCAATCAGGCGCCCGTCGCGGTAGCGCTGTTGCATCTCTTCCCAGAGCGCAGCGTGCGTGGGGTCGTAGAAGTGCGCAGGCGTGAGCTGGGCGTGGTCGATCCATTGCGGGTTCAGCAGGACCGCGCCTAGTACGGCTTGTTCGGCGTCGATTGCGTGGATCATGCTGCTTGCGCCTTCCATGCGAGCGATGGCCAGCGACAAAGCTTTTCGAGATGAAAGCGCTCGCGGCGATTTCCACTGACGCGCCAATAACGATGCTTCGGAAGGCGCCGAACTTTCTCAACGAAGCCAACGCGAAACGCGTCGCGCGAATGGCGCTTTGTTGTAACGTCACCGAACAGCGTGCTCTCAGTGTGATCTTCTGGGACATAATCGAACCGGGGCGTTTTGCGGTCCATGTCTGTCCAACCGGCGTAGTGGAAACCGGATGCGCGATACACTGTCCCTAAATGGCCATGCGCGGTGTCGGCGTAGCTGACAACGATTAGAGGCGGCAGTGCGCGAAATGCCTTCGCAATAAACCAACTTTCAGTGTTTTTCGGGCAATCATCGGACACCCAAAGGCGGTTTAGTTCGATGACCTTTTCTGGATTGGTCGGGCAAGCCCCGGTCAGAATCTCTCTACTCGCAGGAATGCCAAATGTGATGACGCCAACCGCTTTGCCAGCATCGAAAATCCCAAACGCATGACTAAGCGGCGGCGGTCTGTGCAGATAGTGCTTCGACACGCACAAGCGCACGGCTTCGGGCCGTGAGATGGGGCCAAACAAAAGCTTCGCGGCGGTTTTCAGTTCGTGGATCACGTCCGCACCCTCGGCTTCTTCTTCGGATCGGCCGGGACGTAGTAGATCGCGCGATGCCAGCGGCAGAACGAGCCGTCCCCTTCGATCAAGTGACCGCAGACGCGTTGCGCGGGGCGCGTGGCGTCAGTAATCGCGCGGCATTGGCCAACCTGGCGCTCCAGAAACGGGACATTCAGCGGCTCGACCGGGATTGGCGCAGGCTCTGGCGCGGGCTTTTCCTTGCGCACTTTGGCCGGACGCGCGGCGGCGTAGCGTTCGCGGCGCACGCGGCGCACCTGCTCAACGCGGCCCGTGCTGTTGCTTTGCGGATCGAGCCGTCGCTGCCAGCCGCGACGATGCACGACGCCGATGACGCTGTTGCGCGTCACGCCTAGGGCGTTGCCGATCTGGCTTGCCGTGTGGCCCTCGGTCCACAGCGTGCGCAGCGTTTCCAGGCGTTGCGGTGTCCACATGCTTCCCTCCATCGCAATGAAAAAGGCGCGCGCCCCGCAGTGGACGCACGCCTTCGGTTCAGTCTCGTGTCAGTTCCAGTTCGGTTTGCGCTTGCACGCGTGGCTCAGCAAAAAGGCGCGGTTGCTTGCGAGCGGATTCAATGCGGCGGCAGGCGATGTCGAAAAACGCGAGATTGATTTCGATGCCAATGAACGGACGCCCGAAATTCACCGCCGCCACACCCGCCGTCCCAGACCCCATGAAGGGATCAAGCACGGTTTCACCGGGCTGCGTGAACCAGCGGAAAAGCCACTCTTGATGCGGCAAAGAGCGAGGGCATGGATGCGTCGTCTCGCCTCTTTGCATTGGCCGATCTTGCGGCTGCACTTTCGGCGCTTGGCCAGGGATCACACGTTGGCCGGGGGCGCTCGGAATCGGATCGCCGAACACATAGGCGGTTTCGTTTCCGCCTAACGTGCGTCCCGTGTAGCCAGGGACGACATACGGACACCACACCACTTGCTGAAATCGCAATGAGCTTGGCACATGCCGCAAAAATCGGGGGTCGCAATCGCTGCGAAGGCAGACAACCATCTGCCGCATCGGCGGCATCAATTCGCACGCCTCACGCCAAAGCGCGTCAGGATCAACGCCAGGAAACATACCCTCTGGCGCGTTCGGCCAAACGGGATCAGTCACCACAGCATCCACGCGCTGCAACGTTGGTAACACTTCGAGCGCGTCACCCAAGTAGAGCGTCGCGTCGCCTATGATCTCGACGCGGCTCATTGGTAGCGCCGATCATGTGAGAGCTTGCGCATCTGCTCGCGCCAGCGCGCGGCGCGATCTGCGGCGCTCTCTGCGCTGTCAGCGCGTTGGCTTGCGATGAAGAGCCAGATCGCGGCGAACACCGCGCCGATGATGGCGAACGCGCCAAGCAGGATCGGGACAGCGGCGGTCATGCGTAACGCTCGTTACGGAACGAGTTTTGTCCACAAGCGTTGTGTGCTAGAGTGCCGCCCGGCATGGGGCGGGCTTGATAGGGCGCTTCCATCGTCTTGCATCCGATAAGCGTTTTATGACTTGGCCTCGGTCAGCGGTGAGACGCTGGCCGGGGCCGCTATTGTTGCGCCGGGCTTAGAGGCGTTTCAAGCCCGTAACTTTCTTGATCCGATTGGCCAAATCATCCGACATCGGACCACCGTTGTTAACGATTCGGCTTATCGTCCCTTTGTTCACGCCCAACACGCGCGCCAGTTCGGCTCCGGTATAACCCGTGCGGCGCAACCAGCGGCCTAAGGGTGTAGCGGGGATGGGTTTGGGGCGAAGCATCGCGTCCGTTAAGCTCATGGGCGGATAATAAGCACACTCGCAAAAAGAGTGCAACCCCGTTGTTTTTCGCTTGACGCCGTTTTTGGCTTGGTGCAACGTGGTTGCAGTCAGGGAGAGACCACATGCTTAAGCCCATCAGCTCACACTTCGGCGCCGTGCTGGCCAAGGCCAAGCCGCAGCCGCAAACCCCGCCGCCTCCGAAGAAGGAGCGCGCGCAATGAGCGAAGTTTACGAAGCCAACGTGAACGCCATGCACCGCCAAGCGG